TCGAGGAAGGAATGAGGATCGTTGTCGAAACGATCACGAATAGAACCCGGAAGCGCTTCGAAGCTTTCGATCGCGGCCCGAATTTGGACTTGCGCAGTATGAAAATCGGAAGCGCCAATGAGATTGGCATATTGAGGCTGACGCTCGTTCACATGGTCGATAACGCCATTGTGGATATATCCGGCCATGATGTTGTTAATATCGGTGCTGTCAGCGAATGATTGTTTGGTGCGAGATGGGCCACCAACATCGGTTAGCACCCGCTGACGCTCACCGTAGGCCGTTTTGAAGGGTATTTTCATTTCAGCAATCCTTTTGCAGAAGAGAGGAAGGGATTTAGCTCGCGCATAAAGACGCCGAGCTTACGGGCAAATTCGCCCGTGTCAGTGTCGAGGACATCTTCACGAACTTTAGCGGCTTTGGCTTCCGCCTTGGCCGAGTGAAGGTTCTCTTTAAGTATTTTGTGCTGGACGCGCAGATTAGAAGCCCGATCACCGACTTCCTGCGCTTGTTGAGCTTTAAGCCAGGTATCGGAGCGGATGTTTTCAAGCTCCGATTGCATGAGGTTTGCCATTTTGGCAGATGAAACGCCAGCGGTAGCACCTTGAGCGGCGTTTGAACCGATATTTGCCGGCGAATATTGAGCGCCAGAGACGCCACCGGCACCGCCTTGCTTATAGGCGAGGATCGGGTTTAGACCAGCGGCTTTCATGTCGGCCATGGCCCGCTGATAAGAGGTATTGCTCATCTGAGCTTGCCAATCCATAGAATCCTGAGCGGATTTTTGGGCTTGGCGATTTTGGTAGACAGTCCCTAGAGCCGAAGAGACAAGCCCAGCAGCGCCGCTACTGAGGATGCCAGAGAGACCGGAAAAGAAGCCCATTAGAAATGATCGATCAAGCCAGGTACGGAATAGACCGGCATGGGGCGAGCACATTTCAACTCAATGTAGCTATCGAACAGGAAATGAGGCTCGGAAGGAACGGCGATAACGCGATCAACGGGAGGGTTGTCCTGTATAAAAGCGTCATTCAGAGCGGGGACTGTCGAGAAATCTTGGGCAAGATGCCAAGTATCAAGAGAAGAAGGTGCATTTGAACGAAAAGCACCAGTAATGACGCTTGGTTTATAGCGGTATTCGGCGTAACGCTCTTGATAGCCGAACACGTCATTATCTTCGGCATTACCGGTAGCACGAATTTCTTTATTGAGCACCGCTTGCTCGCCAATGTGAGCGAGAGCAGGCCAATAGAAATCCCAGCGAGTGCGACGCGAGAACATACGATTGATACACTGTTGATAAGACAGATCCGCCCGAGCGGACACAAGGCCGATAAGAACACAATGCTCGGTAAAGGATTTAGTGAAGCCGTGGCCATTGAAAGAGCCAGTGCCAACAGCAGCTAGATTGCCCTGGGGAGTGGTCGCATCAGTCGAAGAAGTTTGCGCGACGGGATTAACATTGATGGGCGATGATCCGCCGCCGAGAAATTCCGGCCGCTGCAAGCGCGCGTCGGGAGAGGTGACGCCGAAATGCGAACGGATAATCTCCGTATACCGAGTACCGCCGCGAGCGTCGCGTTCATAGACCTTCTGAATTTGAAAGGCTTGACGAAGCTCATTGATAGTTGCAGCAGTGGCGTCAGACAGATCGGCATAAATGCCCGGATAACCGGGGTTATCGGGGTCTTCCTCGCCGAACCAAAGATCGCCGGTATTGGTGCCAAACACGTTTGCATTAGCGAAGGTAGTCGAGGAAATGCCGGCAGTCTCATAAACAGAAACAGAGGTTGACGCGAAGGTTTGGTCTTGATGACCGATACCAGTGATTGGAGCTTTAGTGCCCAAGGGAAGATCGACCGCCGGGCCTTTTTGAGGCCAAGGAAGACAAGAAGTGAAATAGTCGTGGCGTTTACCACGACGAAGCAAAGGAAAATCTGCCTCAGCGTCTGGACCGTCACCTTTGGGCACGGGCAAAGTATCCTGCATATTTTGATCTCGGAACCACTCGTTCCAAATCAAAACGTAAGCCCGATGCCATAGAGATGAATGGCCTGGAGACGCAATTCCAGTCTCGATAGGCAAGCCAAGATAGTCAGACAAAGAACCTGACTGGTATGTACCGGATGCCGGTGTCATCACAGGGACAAGAAAATCGGTACTGTCACCGGGATCAATTTGCTCACCGTTGAATTTCTGCCAATTGTCCCAAATGAGACGAATAGGAACGGCGAAGAAGAACGTATCCAGATAAAGGTTGTCCATGAAAGGATGAAGCGGTGTTGCAAGACGCGCAAAAGCGGTCATCCGGGCGGAAAATGTATCACCGGGAAGCGCTTCATCAACATATATGGGGATAAGATAACCAGCGTCGAACGTGGTCTTAAGACCACATGAGCGGTCAAACGAAGAGCGCGGAATTTCCGCTTGAGGCACCTGTGCAAAGCGATGATTAGCATTAGTCCGTTTCATTGACGTGATCCTTTCGGGCTTTGAGTTCATGGAGAGAGGCGACGCGAAGCGGTGGACTTACGTCTTCGAAAGAGCCGTTACTATCGTCGTAATAGGCGAGATGATACAGGGAATAATCCTTATAGGATTTGGTGAATTGATGATCCTTGTCTTCCAGCAGTTGATCAACTGCGCGCAAGGCCTCATCGTTCGAACGCATAAAAAATGGCTGCAAGTAAGCACCTACAGCCGCATCAAACATCGAGAAAACACGAAGTATCATTCCAGTGACCTTTTCAGTTTGTCCAGTCTGGCTTGTTGGATAGTCTCGCGAACGGCCAGACGATCAGGGGTGTTATTGTCCGCGTGTTTACGGCCGGAAGCTTTACGAATTTTTTTGATCTTGTCAAGAAGCTCGGGGTCGCGTTGCTCCAATTGATAGTCGTAAAAGCGCGGAGGCCGGAATTTTTTTCCATTCATGATAACGAAATCATCAGGATAGACATCGGTTTTATATTTATCAAACCAACCAGCCGCTAAGCCGGGGCGCCGTGACATTGTTGTATATTCGGGCTTGAGTTGGATTATCTCACCCGTTTCTGGATCAATTTTTTCATAGTATTCAGCGGCCGATGGGCCGAGGCGTTTTTTCATGATGTAGCGTGCAACGTAAGCAGCGCTGCGAAAAGTAACATTGCCAATAGAACTAATGCCATAAGGCCAAAGAACCTCAAGAGTAGGCGAGCGATAAAGTCGCTCACCTTGAGCAGTAACGGTCCAAAGGTACCGATCAGGAAAATCGAAACCAAAGAGACAAGCGTGATAGTGTGGACGCCCAAGGGCATCGCCATACTCGCCGCAATGATAGTATCTAATAATTCCATCATGAGATTTGCGAAGCCTTTTCATAAATTTCTGGAAGTGTTTGACGTTAAGAGAACCGTCTGGAGGCAGATGCTCGTTATTATAGGTGAGAGTGATAAATGAGTTTTGGTGGTGCAGTGAGGCCTCGTGCATACAGCGCACAGCCCATTGTCGGGATCGTTCTAAGCGACAACCGACGCACTGACCACAAGGGAGTGACACCGGAAGATCAGCGTAACCCGCAGAACGATTGAAGACAATGCGCCGCCGCCCCTTATCGGTTTTCCCTGGGGCGACGTACGCTTTTAGAGGGTGGAAGCATGGCATAAAGAGTTAGAGCCGAATGCCGCCACGCATAGGACCGGAAGAAACGTTTTTAGGATGGGTTTTCTGAGCGGTCCGGGTGAACAGCTTTTTAGAACGGCCTTTTTTCAGGGGCCGACGTTTACGATTGTAGGATTTATTACGCATGGTTTTATCTCCGTTGAGAGGTGTGGTGTCACTCCACACAGTTAACATCAAGTAGAGAAACTGTGTGCCCGGCATTTAGCCGGGGGGGCTTTGTGGAGGATACCGCCTACGAGCTTTGATCCGCTTCGCCGGTATCCCCCACAGGGAGAGGCTCAGAAGGCTGTGGAGGTGCCTCTGGAGCCTTTTTTGGGCGCTCGGGATTAGCGAGACCCATTTTGCGCATTTCCGGCAGATTGTCGGGATCATGCACAAATTCGAGGAAGGAATGAGGATCGTTGTCGAAACGATCACGAATAGAACCCGGAAGCGCTTCGAAGCTTTCGATCGCGGCTTGCGATCGTGACTGGGAAAC